GCTTGCTTTTCCCTCTCGCGCGTGATACAACAGGGCATCCCAAGGCCATCCTGCTTGCTGACCGACTTGGCGGACGATCCTCACGACAGCAAGCGCAATCTGAGGAAACAAGAAGATGTCCTTCGCGACTTTTTCCGGCCCCCTGCGCATTGGCACCGTGCGCGAAGGCGATGCGCGCAACACCGGCCTTGTCATGCTCACCCAAGCGTACGACACGGGGGTGGTCACGGCGGGTGTGGGCAACGTCGATGCCCAGCTTGGCATCCTGCCGCAGGGCGCGCAGATCATCAACATCCTCGTGGATCAGGTGGTGGTGCCGGGTGGCTCCTCGACCTCGACCATCTCGGTCGGTTCGACCTCGGGCGGCAATGACCTGATGGCGGCGGTGGCGACCACAGCCGGCGGGCGCTTCACGGGCACTGCGACTGCGGCGACCCAGCTTGCGTGGCAGACCTCGACCACTGCGGACACGCCGGTGTTTGTGCGGTATGCGGTCGGTGTCGCAGCCGGTGTGGGGCGTGCGATTGTCACGGTGGTCTATACCCAGCGTGCGTCGGACGGTAGCCGGAACCCTGCCAGCGCCTAATCAGCCCACTTTGAAGGGGGTGTTATGCGCCCAGCGGTGTACTCAATTACGGGGGTGACGGCGTCGGGTGTGTATGCGCCTGACCACTACATCTCCCCGTTCAATGTCGCACTCGGCGTGACGGTAAGCGGTACGGTGACCTACACCGTGCAATACACGTTTGACGATGTCTTCGCCGCCGGGTTCAACCCGGCGACCGCGAACTGGGTGGACCATCCGTCTCTGACTGCGCAGACCGGCAGTAAAGACAGCAACATTGCTTACCCTGTGCAAGGCATCCGGCTCAACGTGACCGCCGGCACCGGCACTACGCGGCTTACGATCATCCAAGCTGGTGGTGGAGGTAGGGCATGATCTCTACTGACATCACTGGTAGTGTTTCTGGTGGAATGGATCAGATGCTGACACTGCTTCAGGCAATGTCTGCGGACCCCAAAGGCTATGCAGCAAAACTGAAAGAACTGCAAGACGCCACTGAGGAACACAAGAAGTTTGTTGCTTTGGTGTCACCCACGGGTGATATCTTGCGTGCGCGGGAAGAAATCGCTGCCGACAGGCTTGCCGCCAAACAAGCGTTGGCAGACGCCAAGGCTGAAGCGACGAAGATCAAGGCTGATGCCAAGGCTGCTGCCAAAGTGACGACGGACAAGGCTGACAAGCTTTTCTCTGACGCTCAAGAGCAGGCGACAAAACTGTTGGCTGAAGCCCAGAAGGAGCTAAACGATGCCAAGTCGTCCAACGCTGCACTAAAGGCTCAGATCGCCGCTGCCTCTGCTGCTGAAGAGGCAGCACTTGCGAGGGCGGATGAATTGGCTAAGATGCAGGCGGATGCGCAGACTGAACGCGATGCTGCTGTAGCTGAACGTGCTGCGCTTGTCGCAAAGATTGAAGCATTTTCCAAGGGGCTGTAAGTGGCCGGGATTGTTGATTTCCGTACCGAGTTACTTGACGAGGACGGCAATCCGATCACCTCTTCTAACCCCTTGCCCACAACGGGCGGGGGAGGTGGTGGTAGTTCCGGGGTTTTTAGTTCATACGCCTTAAACGACTTTGAAAACGGCACAACGTTGTACCTTGGAAAGGTCAAGTCAGATGGTACTTGGTTGTTGCAAAAGTACGATCAGGGGACGGGGGTGATGCGGTATGCAAACGAGTCAAACAATGCAGGCGTCACTACTTATGCTTCCGCATGGAGCGGTAAGTCTGGGCTAACGTACAACGAGTTCCAAGTCTTGACTGGGGTGTAAACCATGTCCATGACCAACGCCGCCGAGGCGGCGCTTCTTGACCTGCTGTTCCTGAACGTGGACTGGGCGAACATCGGCGACGCCGGGGGCTTGCAGAACTCGGCGACGGCGGGTGCGTTTTTCATCTCGCTGCATACGGCCGACCCGGGCGAATCGGGCACGCAAAGCACCAACGAGGTGGCCTACACGGGCTATGCCCGCGTGTCGGTTGCGCGGACCGCGGGCGGCTGGACGCGCAGTGTCTCGACGGTAAGCAACACCGCGCTGGTGCAGTTCCCGCAGGCGACCGGCGGCACGGCGACGGCGACGCACTTTGGCATCGGCACGGACGCCAGCGGCGCGGGTAACTTGCTGCTCAAGGGGGCGCTGAACTCTTCGCTGTCGATCTCAAACGGCATCCAGCCGCAGTTCGCGGCCGGTGCGCTCACCGCGACGGTGGACTGATGCACTATCGGTGCGCTCATTGCTACGCGCTGCTGGAGGCGGCCGACGGCGGGGTCGCCCGCTGCGCCGACCACCCGGACGGCGCGGTGGAGTGGTCGCCCGACGAGGTGCAGTGGTCGATTGTGGAGGGCGGCGATGGGCTTCAGTAGCGTCGTTGCGCTTGCGAACGCTCAGGCCGAGCAGGGCAAGTTCTGGTCGTCGTTCGTCTACAAGTCTACGCTGCCGGCAGTCGCTGCGGCCGGCGTCTGGGCAGACGGGAGCATCGGGGCGGGCATCCCGATCTACAACGCTTACGCCGGGGCCGTGCTTGAGTTCGAGCCGCTGATCGGCGCGCGCAACACGAGCATCTACCTCGGGCCGGCGACGGCGGGCAGCAAGTACGTCACGCGGGCGCAGATCGGCACGGCGGCGGCGGGCGCTCCGGTCGCGAGCGTCTTTGCCGACTACCTCGGGTTTTACCCGCTGGTCGATTGCGACGAGACCGCGACGCAGTCGATGGACAACACGCAAACGCTGCCGCGCTACGAGACCGGCGAAGGCGTCCTGGCGTTTTGCGTCGTGCAGGTTCCGCAGACCGCAAGCGCGACCGCTACGGTCACGATGACCTACACGAACAGCGCCGGGGACTCCGGGCGCACGACGACGTTCAGTCTGTTCGGGGCGGCGACGATTGGCAACCTGTGCAACGTCGCCAATGCGTCGGGCGCATCGAGCGGGCTGGCGCCGTTCATCCCACTGGCGGGCGCAGACCGGGGCATCCGCAGCATCGACGAGGTGACGCTCTCGGCGGGCGTTGGTGGGTTCGTCAACATCGTGCTGTGCCGGCCGATCTTCGCGCTCCAGATCCTCGAGCAGAACACGGCCGCCGAGAAGGAGTTCTTCCGTGAATCCGGCACGCTGCCCGAAGTTCATCCGCAGGCGTTCTTGCAGTTCCTGACGTTGCGAGGCTCTGCGACGACGCCGGTTCCGTTTCGCGGATTCATCGACTTTGCCTGGGAATAATCGTGGCCTTCAGTTCAATGGACGATCTGATCTCCGAGATCACGAACGGCAAGTTCGTTCGCAACGACTGGAACAAGATCACGACGGCCGGCATCACCTACGCGGCGGGTCGCTGGTACGACTTCAGCAGTCTTGCGGGGACGCCAATCGCGAATGCGTGGGCGGGCACTGCGCTCGCGTGGCGCTCGTGCGACGAGACGACGGGCAACGGCACGCAAATATTCGGTCTGCCGCACGGCGGCAACGTTTCGCCCGACACGAAGCACCTGTTGAACGTCAGCGCGATCACAGCGGTGGCAACCGGCGTGCCGGCACAGTTGATGCTCATCGACCTTCAAGGCTACTGGCCGGGTATCAGCACGAACACGGCGTCGCCGCAAACATTGACGGGCACACCGTCGTTGCGCTACGCCAACGGTGCCGGGTGCAGGTTGTTCTGGGTCCAGACGGCTACGGGCGGTGGCACGGCGCAGAACATCTCGTTGTCGTACAGCAACACGGTCCCGACGGGCGGCCGGGCGCTGCCGGTGACTGTCGCGATGACGGCGAGCGCGGTGGTCGGGCATATCTCGCATTCGGGGACGGCGGCGAACAACTACGGGCCGTTCCTGCCGCTGGCCTCGGGCGATACGGGCGTCTCGAACGTTGCGTCGGTCACGTTCAGCTTGGCAAACACCGGGACCGGGGCGCTGTGCCTTGCGCGGCCCCTGCTGACCTTGCCGCTGACGACCACGTCGGTTGCGGCCGAGCGCGATCTTCTGAACCAGATTCCGAGCCTGCCGCGCGTGATGGACGGCGCGTGCTTGGTCTGGCTTTACTTCGCGGGGGCGGCGACGGCGGCGTCGACCAACTTCTACGGGTCGGTCGAGCTAGGCTGGGGTTGATGGCGCTCAAGCAGAACACGACCGGGCTGGCGGCGCTGCCTCTGCGCCAGATCGGCGGGTCGATCTCAGGCGTGCGGTCGATGTGGGGGCGCACGGAGATTCGCAACCAGTCGATTGGGCAGGGCATCCCGACGCGGCTGGCTGGCGTTCCGGCCGGACACCTTGCGCCGTCGTCGTGGGTGTTGCCGTATCGGGCTGGCGCGATGTCGGCGTTCACATCGGTCGTGGTGCAGTTTGCGACGGGCACGCCGACGATCGTGGCTGGGCGCAACATCGACGGCGGCGCGGCGATCAGCTTCGTGGTCGGACCGTCGAACGGGCAGTTGGTGGTCTCGGCGGTCGGTTCGACGTCAATCGACTTCAGCGGCTCGGCGACCCTTGCGGGTGCGCTCTCGGCGAGCGGCGGCACGCAGATCAGTTTCGCGGTGCCCAACGCGACGCTCGGGGCGATAGTCGATGCACTGGGCAACGCAGCGATTACTTGGACGCAGGCCGCGACGCCGAGCGCAATCGGGCATATGTCGGGCGACATTACGCCGTTCACGGAACTCAGCCCGCAGAACCTCGCTACGGCGGTCTGGCAGGCTATGGCAGCGGAGTACAATGCCAGCGGGACGATGGGCAACAAATTGAACCTTGCGGCCTCAGGCGGAGTAGATTACGATACGCTTGCGCAGTATGTGTGGCAATACGTTAATCGAACGCTGACCGGCGGCAGTGCGCTGACTCTCCCTGAGTTTCTGGCGCTGAAGGATTGACATGGCTAAGACGCCAGCTTGGCAACGGAAAGAGGGTAAGTCCGAGAAGGGCGGACTCAATGCCAAAGGCCGTGCTTCTTACAACGCAGCTAACCCCGGTAAGCCGGGGTTGAAACCTCCTCAACCCGAAGGTGGTTCTCGTAGAGATTCATTCTGTGCGAGGATGACGGGTATGAAGAAGAAGCTGACAAGCGCGAAGACAGCTAACGACCCCAACAGTCGTATCAACAAAAGTCTTAGGGCGTGGAAGTGCTGAGATGAAGACTGCCAGCGACCATGAAGTGGCGAAGCAATTGCTCGATGTGCTCTCGGTGGCGACAGTGATCGGAGCCATCGTGGATATTCTGCCCTCTATTGCTGCGTTGTTCACGATTGTCTGGACTGGCCTGCGTATCTGGGAGACGGATACTGTGCGTGGCTGGACCGGGCGTAAGGACGACTGATGCCCTCCAAATCGCAAGCTCAGCACAACTTCATGGCAGCGATTGCGCATGATCCTGAGTTTGCGAAGCGCGCGGGGGTGCCGAAGTCGGTCGGCATGGAGTTCATGAAAGCGGACAAGCGCGCTGGTTCCGTGTCGCGCCCCGACAGGCAGACGATCAACAACCCCAAGACCCGTCACGGAAAGTCGGGTCTCTTTGCTGAAGGTGGTGTCATGAAAGAATCCCCGGCGATGATGAAGAAAGAAGTGGCCTTCATGAAGAAGAAGGGCGCTCCGAAGTCGATGATCCAGCACGAGATGGCCGAAGCCAAAGGCATGAAGAAGATGGCCTCGGGCGGCTACGTTCGCGCGGCCGACGGTGTTGCCCAACGTGGCAAGACCAAGGCCAAGCAGGTCAAGATGGCCGGCGGCGGAAAGGCGTGCTGAGATGACGCGCGCCAAACGCTACGACGAAGGGGGCGACGTCCCCGAGGGCGGGCGGTTCGCCAAGGACGATCCGGGCATCTACCGCCGCGCGCGCGAAGCCATGCTGCGTCAGCAGCTTGACGAGCAGTTTGGTGAGAGGCCTTCTCGGCCGGCGGCACGGCGTGCTGCACGCGCTACGGACACCGGGGACGAGACTGCGCGGCTGGCTGAGCGGTTTAAGGCACCTCGCCCGGAACCCGCGCCGCGCATGACCCCTGAGATCGAAAAACAGTTGCGCGAGCAGGCACTTGTGCCGGTTCAGCCCGAGGCGATGTTTGCCCCTCCGTTGCGTGGGCTGAATCTGGCGGCGCGGGGGCTTAGCGCGGCGCGGGCGGCTGCGCCTGTTGCTCGGGCTGAACCCTCTATCGAGGGGCTGATGCGGGCGCAAGACGCCGCCCGTAAGGCCACGACGGCCCGCCCCCTGCCCAAGGGTACCAACCCCGTACAGAAGCGCGCTGAGCGTGCGGAGCGTGCCAAGTCTGAGCGTGAAGGCAAGCAGGGCATGGAGGCTGAAGGTGGAAGCCCGGCCAAGGCCGCGCCTGAGCGCCCCCGCAAAGAGCCCCCGCGTGATCTGGACGAAATGCGGATGTCGGGCGAAGGACCGGGGTTCCGTAAGGGCGGCGCGGTATCCTCCCGCGCAGATGGCATCGCGCAGCGTGGCAAAACCCGAGGCAGGTACATCTGATGATGGCAAGTCGCGGCATGGGGGCTATCGCCCCCGCTAAACGTCCCAAAGGCGTGCGCAAGCAACGCCGCGACGATACGTCATTTACGCAGTACGCTGAAGGGGGTGAGGTGTGGAACAAGCCTCGCCCCAAGTCGCTGGGTGCCCCCAAAGCGTTGAGCCCCGCCAAGAAAGCAAGCGCCAAAGCAGCAGCGAAAGCTGCGGGGCGTCCATACCCCAATCTTGTGGACAACATGAGGGCGGCTAAGTGACAACTTCCGGCACGACCGCGTTCAACCTTGACCTCCTAGAGCTTATCGAAGAGGCCGGGGAGCGTGCTGGCTTTGAGTTGCGTAGCGGCTACGACTTCCGCTCTGCGCGGCGTAGCATGAACCTGATGTTCGCTGACTGGGCGAATCGCGGGCTGAACATGTTCACTTTCGAGCAGGGCTCGCAAGTGCTGACACCGGGCACAGCAACCTACACGCTGCCGGCCGATACAGTCGATCTGATGGAGGCAACGATCCGCACGGGTGCGGGCAACGCCGCCACGCAGACGGACATCACGATCTCGCGGATCAGCGTCTCGACCTACTCCTCGATCCCCAACAAGCTTCAGCAGGCCCGCCCGCTTCAGTATCTCGTGCGCCGTACAACCGACGGGCCTATCCTGAACCTGTGGCCGGTGCCCGACTCCTCGCAGACCTACACGCTGGTCTACTGGCGGCTGCGCCGTATCGAGGACGCCGGCAACGGCGACAACACGATGGATGTGCCCTTCCGCTTCATGCCGTGCATGGTGGCGGGGTTGGCCTACTACCTCGCGATCAAGCGGCCTGAGAGCGCCGACCGCATCCAGATGCTCAAGGCGCAGTACGACGAGGCATGGATGCTCGCCAGCGACGAGGACAGGGAGAAGGCCTCTGTCCGGTTCATCCCCCGTGCGTCACAGCTAAGGTGATGTATGCTTTCGGGGGTTTATGAAATCGTACACACTACTACACAACGTAGTTATATAGGCTCGTCTGTACATATACCCACTAGGTGGCGTAGACACAAAGTTGCGCTAAACCGTGGGGTTCATCATTCTACATATTTACAAAACACTTGGCGCAAATACGGAGAACAGGCCTTTACGTTTAAGGTGCTGGTGATTTGTGATGTTAAAACTAGTCGGCTATACGAACAAAGGCTGCTTGATAGCGTAAAACCTGTCTTTAATATGTCCTGCTCTGCCGTAAGTCCGGTACGTACAGGGCAAAAGCTACCGCGAGAATGGGCGAATAAAGTAGCAAACAGTGTGCGCGCGCGGTACCAGCAGGGTTTTAAAGTAGCCCATCCGCCACGAAGTACGGCATTGCGGCTACTAATTGGCCAGACATCAAAAAACAAGTGGGCGGATAGCGAAACACGCTACAAAATACAGGCGGCGATTCGCGCGGCCATGACGCCGTTGGAACTGGCGGCGCGTAGCGCCCGCACTAAAGCATTGTGGGCGGACCCGGAGTACCGCGCGAATGCCATAGCGGCACGTAAAGGTAAAGCGTACAACAAAGGGTATAAATGTACCCCGGAGCAAGTAAAAAATAGGCAACGGGCAGCAAGAATTTCTAACATAAAGCGCAATTACGGCGCCGACTGGAAACAAGAATACATTAGACGGTACCCCGAGCATATCGGAGATCTAGATGCCTAATCCGTTTGCATCAGGGCGCGCAGCAATCGCGGAGTGCGACCGTTGTGGCTTTCGCTTCAAACTCACGCAGCTTCGTGAACTGACGATCAAGTTCACCAAGATCAACCTACTGGTCTGCTCCGAGTGCTGGGAGCAGAGCCACCCCCAGCTTCTGCTGGGCACCTTCCCAGTTCAAGACCCGCAGGCGCTGCGCAACCCACGCCCGGATCGCAGCTACCTCACTTCGGGCCTGAACGTGTTCGGCAATGTCGCTGACGGCAGTCGGATCACGCAGTGGGGCTGGGCTCCCGTGGGCGGCGCGCGGGCTTACAATGATGGTCTGACGCCAAATGCCTTGGTCTGCCGGGCAGAACTCGGTACAGTTACAGTATCCTGATGGAGAACCGCATGGACAAGATGAAGAAGGTCGCGGACGCGGCTGTCAAGGGCCATGAGCGCCGGATGCACGGGGCCAAGATGGCAAAGGGCGGCGTGACGACCGACGCTGCCAAGAAGTACGGGCGCAACATGGCGCGTGTCATGAACCAAGGCAAGGTGGGCAAATGAAACCGACCAAGGATGACCGTACCCCGATCACCCCGACCATGCGCATGACGGTCGGGGCGCTTTCGTCCAAACCGTGCCCCGAGCCCAAGACTTCGGGCGTGAAGACGCGCGGCAACGGCGCGGCTACCAAGGGCACGACGGCTCGCGGCCCGATGGCTTGACATGACCTACACTGAACTCGTCACGGCGCTCCAAGCATACTTGGAGAACGCTTTTGATACTGCGGACATCAACACCTGCATCGTAGGTGCTGAGCAGCGCATCTATCTTGCGGTCAATTTCCCCGCGACGAGGAAGGTAGCCACGCTCAGTACGGTCAACGGCGATCCATACGTCAACTGTCCTGTTGACTTTCTGTCGGCGGAGTCACTTGCGGTCATCGATGGCACGGGGGCGTACAGCTTCCTGCTGAACAAAGACCCGAGCTACATTCGGGAAGCGTACCCGTTGCCGTCGTTCGTGAGTGTTCCGCGCATCTACGCCATCATGGGCGTGGCGACGGATGTCAAGGAGTTGCGGTTCATTCTTGCGCCTACGCCCAACGCGGTGTACAGCCTTGAGTTGAACTACTACCACTACCCCGAGTCGATCACGACAGTGGCGGGCGGGCGTACGTGGCTGGGCGACAATCTGGAATCCGCGCTGCTCTACGGCTCGCTGGTCGAATGCTACACCTTCCTGAAGGGTGAAGCCGATCTCATCAAGCTGTACGACGACAAGTACAAAGAGGCTCTGCTGCTTGCCAAGCGGCTGGGTGACGGGGCTGAGAAGCAAGACATCTACCGTTCTGGCTTTACGAAAACTCCGGTGAGGTGATATGCCGATTGAGCAAACACTCACCACATCGTTCAAGGTCGGCCTGCTAACGGCGCAGTTCAACTTCAACGCCGGTACGTACAAGATGGCGCTCTACAGCGCCAGTGCGAATCTGGGCGCGGCCACGACCGCCTACACCACGACGGGCGAGATCACCGGCACGGGCTACGTGGCGGGTGGGGCTACGATCACGGTCACCACGGCTCCGACTTCGACGGGCACGACGGCCTTCTTCGGGTTCAGTGACGCGACATGGACGGGGGCTTCGTTCATCGTGCGCGGGGCGCTGATCTATCTCGCCAACGGGACGACGAACCCTGCGATTGCGGTGCTTGACTTCGGGGCGGACCGTGTGGCTTCCCCGGCTATTCCGTTCGTGGTGGCTATGCCCCCGGCCACGGCCACAACTGCTCTGATCAGACTGCCATGACGACATTCACCTCAAACCTTGGTCTTGCGCTGCCGGTCACGGGCGACCTCACGGGTACGTGGGGCCAGACGGTCAATGACGCGATCACCTCACTGCTGGACTCGGCAGTGGCGGGCACGACCACGCTCAACACGGACGCGGATGTCACGCTGACCGACACCACGGGTGCGGCCAATCAGTCGAGGCAGGCGATCATTCGCTGGACGGCTGGGGGCACGGTCACGCGCAACATCACGGCCCCCGCGCGCACGAAGGTCTACGTGGTCATCAACGCGACCTCGGGGTCACAGTCGATTGTCTTCCGTGGGGCGGGGCCGACGACCGGGGTGACGCTGGTTCCCGGCGAGCGCGCGCTGGTGGTGTGGAACGGGACGGACTTCGCCAAGGCAAGCTCCAGCACGCTCAATGCGTACGTGTTGCCCGGAACCAACGGCAACGTCCTGACCAGCAACGGGACTACATGGACTTCGGCGGCGGTGCCGCCCGGCGGGCTCGTCTACACCTACACCACCACGGGCGTCACGGCCACGGACAAGCAGGGCGTGCTGGCGGACACTTCGGGCGGTGCGTTCACGGTGACGCTGCCGGCCACGCCGACCACGGGGATGCAGGTTGTGGTGGCGGACGCTGGGGCGTCGTGGGGTACGAACAACCTCACGGTCGGGCG